TAATTTATTAAATAGTCCAGGAGCTGGTAAGTGCGTTGTAGTTGAGGAAACTAACTGGTTCATAGAGGTAGACCTTACAAAAGCATATCAAGCAACTAACGTTAATCTTAAGTGCGAGATGCTTGGAGTAAATGCAAATTCAGTAGCAACACAAATTACTGCCGCTAATCTCAATCAAGTAGCAGAAATCTTAAAGACAGCATATACTGACGGGGTATCAACTAGCCCATTTGGACTGTATCATCGTGATGTTCCAGACCTTGCAAGAATTTATAGATTTGATGTTCCTATGACTATTCGAGCGACTAATGGAGCTGGAGAATCAAACGTCTTTCCAGATAATTTTGTTAGCGTAAAACTAAAAATCAAATACAGGGTCTTCGACTCAACAACTTTCTGATGAACGATATCATATACAGGTCTACGGTTGGAACTGGCGGTTTTATAGCCACCATAGAGCTTTCTCCTATTAATGAAGTCCTTGGTTTTTGCGTAGGTCTTGCAACCTTTATTTACATGGCTGCATCTGCAATTAAAGTAATCAAAGAACTTAAAGACAAATAATGACCCCAGAACTACTAGCAATGCTCGGAGGAGGTGTCAGTGGCTTCATAATGAAGCTTATTGGCACACAGATGGACAATCAAGCTCGTCAGTTTGAGCGCATGATTACGTCTCAACAGATGGCAGATGCCTCGGCTGATGCTGCTGCAAAACGTGATGGAGGAGTCCTAGTCCGCAGGTTTTTAGTAATAGCAACCGTCTTTGCCATTGTAATAGCCCCATTCGTCTTTGCATGGACAAATGTAGGGGTTACCATAGGTAGAGAGACAAACGGCTTTCTAGGGCTATTTAAGAGCCTACAATGGGACACCGTGCAAGGATTCGTCATTTTACCCGAAATTAGGCAGACTGCCTTAGCCATTGTAGGATTTTACTTTGGTTCATCTCAAATTAAATAATATGAAAACAAGCTGTAAGCCACGTAATCCCGGTAGCGGAAAGAAAATGTCACGTAAAACTTTAAAATGAGCTTATACGAAAACATAAACAAACGCAAAAAAGCGGGAACCAGCCGATCCAAAAGCAAATCTACTGTTAGTAAAAAAGCATTCAGTAATATGAAAAAAGGTTTTCCTAAAAAGAAATCTAAGTAATGAAAAAATGTCCTCTAGGACAAGCTTTAAACGAAACGGAAGGGCGAAAAGCAAAAAACGCCATATTAAAATCTATTCAGATGTGTGAGCTTAAAGACTCATGCTACTGTCAAAAAAACATTAAACTAAAACAACTAAGGAAAAAATAGATATGCCACAAGGAAAAGGAACATACGGAAGTAAAGTAGGTCGTCCCCCCGCTAAAAAAGCCATGAATAAACGTCCAATGAAACGAGCAGCACGTAAGCGCAAGTAGTAATTTAAAAATATGCCACGATATTCTGGATACGGAGCAAATGATTCCAAGATTGCCGACGAGTTCGACACTGGATACTTTGGCTTTAATAATAGGTTTCGACCCGATCAGTTGAAGCCGGGTGTCCTTGCGGACTCTCGCAACGGCAGAATGGATCTAAATGGCGAATGGCAAGTCAGAAAAGGCATTGAAAACATTACTAGTGAATTAATTTCTGGAACCACTGGGGTAGTTCTTAATTTTTTATTAGATGACACTGGCACTGCTCCAGTAATAAATAATAATGCACAGCCTAGAATTTGGGCCTCTTGTGCTTACTCTAACCCAAACGAAACTTCTAGCCAGTATATTGTTACCGCTCAAAACACCGAAGCAATCGCAAGCAATCTTGATACTAGCACAGCGGTAAAAGTCGCTTATCCTCCGTCTTACACATTGGGAAGATTGTCCAGTTTAACTCAAGCATTCAGGCAAGTAATTCTTTTTATAGGAGGAAAAACCTCTTTAGTTTGGGATGGAGTTGTTACTTCTGTAACCGTTGACAAGTTTGATGTTGGGAAAACTTATAAAATTGATTCAATAGGAGACACGGTCTGGGCAAATGTAGGAGCCTCCGCAACTCCAACGGTAGGTGAAATTTTTACTGCATCCGCAGCAGGGACTGGAACTGGAACTGCATTTTCTGGATTTACGAAAGTAAAAAGTGGAACTTACGAACAACCCGAAAGACTTGGAAATCCTCTTGTAAATAATACAGTAATAACAAATAATGTTGTTTCGGTAGTATCAACTAATCATGGTCTTAAAGTAGGAGATGAGATAGTTGTCGTAGACCCTGGATCAACTACATTGATTACGGGTGAAAAATATTTTGTTTCATTTGTTGCTAGTGTTAACGGATTTGCGTTTCTTGCAGAAAAAAATGATTCTTCAGACACCGAAGCTCATTTCACAAAACCAGTATCTCAAGGTGTAGGATACGTGCGTATGCCAGCTCCCCCGTTTGGAACTTATCACGGTGGAAGGCTAGTCGTTCCCTACGAATATACGGTAGAAAGCACTCAAGAAACTTACTCCGACAGGGAAACTAAAGATGAAGTAATTTTTTCTAACGGACTAGACATTAACACTTATGACGATGTTCCTAACACAAAACAATTAACTGCGGGAACCGCTGATTTTATTGTAGGTCTTCATTCTTTTTCTGACGATCAATTATTAATATTTAATCGAAATAGCATCCATACGATTACTAGCACTATAAATATATCTCAGGCAGTAACAAGTCTTGTTACTGGAGAAATAGGATGCGTAGCAAAAGACAGCATAGTTCAAGTAGGAAGTAATTTGTTTTTCTTGTCCGACAGCGGAATATACGGGGCTTCTTTCCAAGATTTATATAATCTTCGAGGCAATGAAGTTCCTTTGAGTGAAGCAATCGACGGCACAATTAAATCAATAAATAGGGATCTATGGCAAAACTCTTCTGCTGTATATTTTGATAACAAATATTACATTGCCGTTCCCCTAAATTCCCTTGATAGCGAAGGTAACCTTGTTACTGCTTCAAACAACAATGCAATTATAGTTTATAATTTTATAAACAAACAATGGGAATCTATTGATTCAGTTTCATCTTTTGATTTTGAAAAATTAATCATTGCCGGGGATGGAGAAAAACGAGGAGTATATTGTATAAATTCATTTGGTGGAGTTCATTTGCTAGAAAGCAGAAGTGACGGAAATGATAGAATTTCTGTCGATCCTTCAGCTTCAAATTTAGTTACAACGCAGCCTATTGAGTCCAGCTTAACGACTAGAGATTTTACCCTTGGGACGACTGACAGAAAAAAGTGGAACACTTTTGAGATGCAAGTTCAGTCTTCCAGCGTAGAAAAGTCTGATTTTAACATTTCAGCAGAAACAAAAAACATAGATTACAACTTACAATTAGGGAGTTTATCTTCTAGATTAAACAATAATCCACTAGCAATAAATGAAGATGTATCCATCCGTGGTAGAATAGGTAATAGTAGAGCTTACTCTATTCAGTTTACTTTAAATAATTTCTCTGGAAGACCTAGGATAAAATCAATTAAAACATCTGGGGGCGTATCATTTAACTCCACAAACACAGCAATATAATGTCAGACATACTATCAATCCAAACTCCTTACGAGGATCAAGACACTGTAACTTCTACAAATCTCAACGATTTAGTAAAGAAAGCTACGTTTACATCCGCAGTTGTTGACGGAGCAACTACGCAACTTGCCTCGGGAGCAATAATTGTTCGGGACGGTGGTATTACTACTAATAAACTTGAACAACCTAAGTTGAGGGGAGTTATTCAAAATATTGGAACTGCATATGTTGGTGGACTTCAAAATTCAGCTAGTTCATATGGAGCCAATTCATTAACTTTAACCACAACCCAAGTAAGTTCTGCCTATGTTGCCCGGGGAGAATCATCAGTAGCAGTTGGAAATGATGTTAAGGCGGAGGGATTACAATCAGTTGCTTATGGGTATGGATCAACGGCAGGATCAGCGGGAGGTGTAACAGATGAATATTCAGTAGCAATGGGACATAAGGCTACAGCTACTGGAGCAAAAGCCATAGCAATTGGATATGAAGCATTTGCGTCAAGTGCTCCTTCCAGCGAGGGTGAAACCGGGAGGGCAGTAGCCATAGGACAAAATGTTATTGCCAAAGCAGGTTGTGTAGCAATCGGAAGGCAATGTAGTGCAGATGGGGAAGCACTTGTAGGAGCGCGAAGTTTTGCGGCAGGTATAAGCTGTTCAGCTGGGAGTTCTGGAGATTCAGAAAACACGGCTGTTGGATTTGGTAACAATGCTGGTGGTGGATTTGCATCGTGTTTTGGTTACAACACTAAAGTTAGTTATATGTATGGCACTGTTATTGGTGCAAATATTCAGCAACAAACTGGTGGTAAAAATGTAGTAGAAATAGGAAAGTGGAATGAGTTTGGCTCAGGCAAAAGAAACGCTGCTTTAAATATGCAAGAAACTGGTCAGGTTGCTTTTACAATAAACAATTCTGACACGATACCAACTGATGGAGGAGCAACTTCTGGTGCTGAAGTGCTTGGAGCATTATCTCGCGGAATGTATACCATTCAAAAAGACACATCAGATGCAGTTACACTGCATTTTAACGATGCTGGAACGATTAAATCACTATCACTAGGAACCGTTTCTTAATTTACATTTTATAATATCATGACTAGCTCAGAAAGATACGATTTTCATAATTACCGCAATACTGCCGAAGGACGAGAATTATCCGATTCCGTTGGCGGAGCAATTGACGACTTACTTTTCCCAAGAGACGATGTTACAACCAACAGGGATACGTCTTTTAATAATATTGTCAACATCCTTACCGATGGAGGATTAGACGGATTAGCTGCTCATGATTTTGCCATGAATGAGCTTGAGCGTCGGGCTGGGTCAGAGCTCGCAAACTTGCCTCACGTTGGTCATTTAATTAGTAGAAGTTACGAGACGTTTGTCCCAAAACAACTTCAAAATAAACTTGAGGGCAGCAATGGACTTATGGCTGGAGGGGTGCAGCTTGCCCTTTTTGCTGCACAAATGAATGGGACTTTGACCGAAGCTCAAGCAAAGATAGGATCTAATGTTGTAACTGCTTTTGGGCCAAACGCAAACAAGTTTGATCTTAAAGATACTTCAAACATAAGTTTCATCCAACAGATGGCTGCTGACCCAATGCACGTAAATTTAGTGCGATTTGGTTCGCCATTAACATCTACAACTAGCAACGAAAATGTAGTAAATGATTATCTTAAAAATGAATTGGGTCAAAGTGAAGCACAAATAAATCAGTATTATGAAAGCCAAGGCTTAGACCCACAATACGCAGAAACCGACGCGGGTGCTTTAAAAGCAGTTGCGGGGTTTGCTAAGGCTCTTGGAACAGGGGCTTATAAAACTGCAAAAGAAATTAACCTTGTATACAAAAAGTATCTTGGAGGTGAGGTTGCTCAAAACGTAATTAAGCTTGGAATCCAAAGTTCAAGCTTAGGATATCTTAGCGTAGGGGGAGCGGCAATTCCACTATCAGTTCTTATTTATCCAGCATTAAAAAATCTTTCCAATATTTTAACTCCTAAGGACGGTCAAGAAGTAAGAGATATTTTAAGTGAAGATAGGATTTTTGGATTACTGGACAAAGTTCCAGAAGGTCAGGAACTTACACTTCAGGATATGACAATTCTTTCAGGAGAACTGCCGGCTCCAGTTGAGGGAATGGCTAACATTTTAGATTTAGCTGCAAATCCAATCAAACTTGTAGAAAACCTTTACGACAATGTTATTACGCCTATTCCCATCGTAGGCGATGTGCTTGCAAACCCGTTTGGAATATTTGGGCCAAAAGACAGAGAAAACCCAACTCCAGCTGAAGTTGCAGCTCAAAATGAGCTAATTACACAAGCTGCTTATAACCAACTTGCAGAGGATGTTCTTAATGCAACACCAGAGCAGCTTCAAGAATATCTAGACAGGACATCTGATGTTCCTGAGACATATGAAGAATTAGTAAAAAAAATTGACAATTACTACGACGAACAATTTCCAGAGATAGTAAATGAACAGGGGCTTCCAACTCGAGTAAATGGTGGTAATACTAATGCTGAAGAGCTATATAACGCTGATGGAAGTGTATATGATAGTTCGCTTCAGTTTGATGATGATGGCAATATGTTGCCTCCCACGCAGGGTCTAACTCGAGATGAATATCTGCAATCAGTCTATGATGCTGGAGATAATTTTACTAATGCTGCCAATAACCTGTTCCCTGGGGGTTCAGTTGATATTATAGGCGATAAGGGTGGCGCGTTCGGCGGCGGTAGTGGCGAGAGCGATGAGGCGCGTGCCCGGCGCATGGCTCGCTATGGATCAGGATTTGGCAGTAATATAGTAGACGACGGAAGCGGACAGCGTAACGCAGATGGCACTGCTTATAATCCCTTCGAGTCAGAAGAGGAAAGAAACACACGATTAGAAGCGGAGGCAATGGCGGACGCGCAAGCGGGAGCAGATGCTCAAAACGCAAATGGGGACTGGAATAACGGTGGCGAAGGTGTTAGTCAAGATTGGCTTGATTCAATGGGTATAGATTTAACACCAGCTGAGTGGGCTGAAATGGAGGCTGAGGGTGCAGCAGCAGCAGCAGCTGATTTTGGCAGTAATATAGTAGACGATGGAAGCGGCCCGCGTAATGAAGATGGCACTCCCTACAATCCTTTTGAGTCACCTGAAGAAAGAGAGGCACGATTAGAAGCGGAAGGAATGGCTCAGGCACTGAAAGACTATAACCCCGATGGAGATGGGGATTATGGAGGGCCTACTCAATCTCAGTTAGATGATATGCTGCCGGGTGAAAGTCTAGATGATTATTATCTGCGCACCTATCGGCAAGGTGAGGATGATGGCAATGGTGGCGAAGGGCCTACAGAGCAAGAACTGAGAGACATGGGTTGGGATCCCGACGACGGGGCTTGGGGTCAGACAGGGCCAGGATTAAACGATGATGACACGTGGACACCTGCTTATGGCGATGAGTGGAGCGAAGAGACTCCCAATGAAATTACTATGTATGATAGTAATGGAGAGCCATACACTGCTTACGCAAATGAAGATGGAGTCAGAGCTCAAGCAGGTTACGAACAGGGCGGAACTTTTGACCAAGATGGAAATTATACCGAGCCAAATTATGATGGTGGAGTAACAAACACTCAGAGCAATGAACCTGGTAGTGGCTTTACAAATGTTCCTGACGACCCCAGCACTCGTTCTAATTTTAATGATACTGTTGAAAGGCATCCTGACACAGTTCAAGACTCCAGCACAAACGCATCTAATAGCGATGTTGCAAACGCTAGGAGAGAACAAGAAGAACGGGATGAACAAAGAGAACAGCAAGAAAACAACAACAACAATAGCGGTGGCGGCAGTAGCGGTGGCGGTAGCAGTGTCAGTAGCGGTGGCGGTAGCATTGACCAAAAAACAATTGATAATGCTCTAGCTGCAGCGGATGCTGCAAAGACTACATTGGCTAATACAAATGCAAATGTCAGCACAAGCACAAATACAAATGCAAATGTCAACACAAGCATAGCTGGCGGGGCAAATGCAAACACAAGCATAGCTAACGGGGCAGCAAGTGGAAATGCAAACACAGGCATAGCTAACGGGGCAAGAGAAGACGGTCGAGGCTTCCAGGGCTACGATTGGATATACCCCTCCGACGTGCCGCTCGGTGCGGGGGTCTTCAAGGAAGCAGACCTAAACCGTGATGGAGTAATAAGTTTTGATGATTTTAAACGAAGATATAGTGGGAGTGCGAATGGAGGTCTCCATTCAAGTATCGAACCTGCTGTTCGGGCGCAATTTGACAAGATAGATGCAAATCGTGACGGGACTGTTACTGTAGCTGAAATGGCAGCTAAGGGCATGACAGTGAATATTAACCCTGAATATACCGGCCCAACAAGCTGGTACGTCGACGAGACATCCGACGGAACACTATACACGGGGCCAACCGATGAAGTATTTACTAACCTTAGTGAACGCAAAGAAGGTGAATCTGGCATTTTTTATGATGAAATTCGGGATATACATGTAAGCATAGATAACATAAATACGACGGGGGTAACGGAGCCAAATACCGACCTTAGTTTTGACGATTTTGATAACGATCCTCAATATAGAGAATATATAGAAACTGAAACAGTAAGATTGATGAACGAGGAAGGAATGTCTCGAAATGAGGCTTTTGCTCGGGCTGCGTATGCGGCATGGTCGCAATACACTGGAGTCTCATTTGACAATAATTCTGGAACAGATGGAACTACTGGAACAGGAACTATAACAGCAAATGAAGAACGAGCAAATGCAGAAGGTATTACTTATCTCAGCGACCGTCAAGAGGATCAATTTGGCACGTTTTACGATTCGGTAAACGATACGTTTATATCTATAGATCCGCGAAAACCCGACAAAACTACTGTAACTAAAGATAATACCCAAGGTAATAATCAGAATACCCAAGTAACTGACCAAAATACCCAAGTAACTGACCAAAATACCGCAGGTAATAATGCTGATGTAACGGGAAATAATAATTCTGTAATTACAGGTGAGTCTCAAGAAGCTAAATTTAATAGGCTATTGGGTGAAGGAGCGACCATTACAGAAGCTTATGCTCAAGTTTACGGAGGTGCATCAGAAACGGGAACTTCTACTACCCCAGTAATCAATACTAATGCGACTGGAGATCCTACCTATACCGACGCAGATCTCAACCTGCCCCCACAATTTACTACAGGAGGCCCAGGTGGAACTGGCTCGGGAGAAGTTGGATACGGTGAATCGTATGACCCTATCTTTGGTCTACTAGAAGTTATTTATGGAACTGAAATTGCAAATAGATACAAGGGCGGAGGACTGGCTCAAGTAGATGCACAAAACCTGATAGATAGGTATACAAGGCAGATTAACAAACTTGCTTTTGATAGGACTGCTACCCTCGCGGGAGAAGAACAGGGTCTAGTAAATGATCTAAGAGAAATTCAGCGCGGCAATGACTTGGGACTGCTTCAAGACTACGGGCCACAATACGCAGCAGCGTTGTATAACACTGACCCAATTGCTTCAAATCAACTTCTGCAACAAAATACAATGTCGAATCGACTGTATGATGAGGCGGAAGGTAACTTCTCCGAGTCAAGGCAGGCTCAAATTACAGAAGACGCTTTCCAGACCTCTGCTTTGCAAGGAAGAGAAAGAGATCCTAGTATGCTTTACGAGCGTCTTATTGGATCAGAGGACGCTAGAGCAAACCGAGAAGCAAGAGCTCAAGTAGCAGGTGGAAACACCTTCAACATGAGTCGTAACTTTACAGACCAAATACCTAATTTGTTGCTAGGAGCTGGAAGTTCCCCTTACGAAAGAGGTGTTGGAACAATTAGTCCTCCATATGGCACTGTTGATGCAGCAGGTGCAGCTCAACAAAATTATCAGAATAATCAAAACTTCTTGGATAATGCTAGGGCTCAAGCAGCTCTTGTAGACGCAAGAAAACAAGCAGAGGCGGATAACGATCTAACGCTCCTAGAAGAAGTAAACTACGTGCTTGACCAGTTTAACACTGGGAAACAAACAGCCACGGCTGTTCTCGACACATTAAGTGGCTTCGGTGGAGCAGTTGGAGGCATTGCAGACGCAATGAGAAAAGTTGGTATCCCTGGAGCGGGAGCTGTCGATGCAGTAGGAGCTGCGGCAACTGCCGTATCAGGATTTGGGAATAAAGCTGTTGATGCGTTACCGGGAGGCAACGAAAATGCACAGACTGCCGCTCCTGTTAATACTAACACACAAACTCCTGTTAATACTAACACACAAGCAGTAACTACAGCTACTGTTCCTGTTAATACTAACACGTTCGGTACTGCTCCTCTTCCCGCCACTACTTACGATCCCAACTCACAGTTTAATATAAACTCGTTTGGCACTGCAGCAGGTGCGGCAGAAACTGTTATTGATTACACTAGTTCTCTTGCTAATGGTGCGTTTGGAACAAACAATGCTGGAGATCTACTTACTGGCAACTCAAGCCCCGCTGATATTTTTGCAGTAGACCCAATGACTGGGAACTTACTCAATCCTGGTGGCAATGGGCTTAACACACCTTATAATATTAACCAAAATCAGAGCAGCAGTTCAAACCCTATTCTTAGCGGTGCGAATACTTTAATGGATGGGACAATAGATTTAGGTCAAACCCTTATTGGGGCAGGTAAAGACGCTCTATCTACAGGCGGTAATATTGCGCTTGGTGCAGGAGGAGCTGTCGTCGGAGGAGCCGTGGATGTCGTAAAAGCTACTGCTGGAGTTACAATGGATGTCGTAGAAGTCGCCGCTGACACAGCCGTGGCTGTATGGGATACAGTATGGGGCTTCTTCTTTGATGATTAAAATTAAGATAAAATAAAATTATGGTTCAAGTAAATAATCAAGCAATGATAAATCCACAGGTAGCTGCTGCGGACTATAGTCAATTGACAAATGCCGTCATTAGAGGTGAAGACACAAAGTTGCAAGCAAGCAAAGAAAAGAATGCTCGCATTCGGGCTTCTTTGGCTGAAGTGACAATGAACAACAGGACTTCCGCTGATGCCCAAGCCGCATGGATGGGGGCTATAGACAAAAATGAAGACCTGTTAAATGCTCTAAATAAAGCTCCTCCTCGTATACAAAAAGCCTACAGCAGGGCTACTCAGGGTCGTGCTACACTAGAAGACAATTCAGTTATATCGTCTTACTTGAGATCTATTCAAAGCCAGATAGAATTGGAGAAAAAAACAGCATCTGGAAATCTTAATAATGAATTAGTCCAAGCTCAAATAGCACAAGCTGAAGCGAGTCGTGATGCAAGCACAGCTAAGATGAATGTATCTAATGCTGAACTGAGTGCTTTAAATCCATCTCCTGGAACAATGAGTCCACAGCAAAGAACCATAAATACTTTGCTAGGCAATCCACCGGGTTCAGCGGCTCCTGTAGCCAATGCAGGCGGAGGAGCTCCTGTTCCTCCAGTCGCTAATATTAACGCGACTGCTACTAATGATCCAGTTGCTCGACCAGTTGAAGGGGTAGCATTACCTCAACCTAGTTCTATACCAACAACTCCACAAGAAGCTGGCAACAATCTTATTAATCTTAGCAAACAAATGTATCCTACGACGGCTCCACAAGCCCCTGTAGCGGCTCCCGTGCCATCGTCAGAGGTAGACCCTAATGAAGGGTACTGGACGGACAGTGAGGGCAACGTGGTAGTAGCTTCTTCTCAAGCTGTAAACAGCCCAGAAGTTGCACAAGAAATGGCTAAGGGCTTAACCGAAGGAGACGCAATACAGAAAGTTCAGGGCAGAATAGAGCTTAAAAAGGGCATGAACGAATATGTAAATGGAAGGGGCAATACTGACAACTTGCCAACTGCTAACATATATACGGCTCAATTATATGCTGCTACTGGCGATTTGGACGATGCAAGAGAACAAACAGAGGCAGCCATTTCACAAGGTCTTGTATACGCTGGGCCTACAAGCAAGGAAAAAGCAGAGCGTGAAAAAGAGTTTAAAGGAGCTTATGATAAAGAAATAGGTGGTCTGGCTTCTCTTCTTTCAGATACGCAAGTTATTCAAAATGCGAAAGGCAGAGTTGATGATAACATTGCATTCTTCAGTTCTGGATTCTTTGGTGCTTCTGCTGTTAAATTAGGCATGGATTGGCCCTTTGATGGTGGAAATGCCGTAGAAATGCAAAGGGCTATTAGCCAGCTTACATCTAGTTCTGCGCTCGGAACAATGCAGGAGCTAAAGGATAATTCCAAGCAAGGAGCTACTGGATTGGGTCAAGTAGCCGTCAAGGAATTTGAAGCCCTTATGGACAAAGCAAGTTCCATAAATCAATATCTATCACCAAAAGATCTTAAAGCCGCAGTTGGTCTATATGTTTACGATAGAAATAAAGCTGCATATAGCACCTATAGATCAATGGTCGATCAGTATGGAGCAGCTGCCGTTAATAGCCAACCAGGAATTTCAAGCCGTCAAATATCTAGAATCCTGGAAGATATAAACACCTATGAAATGACCGATGCCGTGGGCATAACGGCTGCAGCAAGAAATGGATACTTTATAGATAACGTAGGAGTTCCGCAAGCTCCTCGTACAATTCAATCGGGGCCAAGTGGAGCAGAACCTGTCCCTGTTCCCACAATAAGTCGCGAACAAAGGAACGAGCAGGCTGTAGTAGCTGCGGAAGAGGTCTTTGAACGAAAAAAGGCAGCAAAAGAAGCACGAAGTGTTGAAGGTTTAAAAACCGCTGCTATGGTAGGAGCGGGAATGATGAGCCCCCAAAGCATTCCTGCTATAGCTGCAACATACATAGCTCCTAAGCTATATAACTTCTTTCCAGATGGAAGTGCTCAGACTGAATCGTATAGTAAAGAAATAAGTAACATACAAACAAAGTAATATGCCTGTATACGTTAATGACCCTTTAACTGGAGATCAATTTGCATTCTATGGAGATCGACCCATAACTCCTGCACTTTCTAGAGAGCTAATAGGAGCATCTATTGTCGAAGCTAGTCAAGAATTATTAGATGGATCTTATAAACAAGATGCCATCGGCAATGATGTAGACGATTTAACTGCCGTTAAAAGACTTGAAAGAAATACGGCACTACAGCTTCGAGTTCCTATAGAAAATGTAGATGCTACCAGTGGCATAAGCGACTCTGACAGGTTAGCGTTGGGTCTTAGACCTACTATGGATCAAAAGATTGAACATCTTCGCATGGAATATGGTTATAGAAACGTGCAAGCTGTTCCAGTAAATGGAAGTTATAGGCTTATAATAAAGACTGAAGGCGAAGGTGAAAACTCCAAATACAAATATGTAAACGAAGAGGGTTTAGATTTTGGTGATATTACACAGTTTGCAGCTGGAGCTACTATTCCTATAGTCGCTGCTACAATTGCTACAGTTGCAGCCCCAGTCATGCTTCCTGCCCTAGCTGTTGCTGGGTGGGGTTCAGCTGCTGCATTAGCAACCGTTTCTGCGGGATCATACTTTGGAGCCGGTATGCTACAAGATAGCGCAGTAGCAGCATACGACGGAAGCGTTCCTGATTTTGCGGAAATTGCTAAACGAAGAGGGGTAGAATCAGCTTTTGCTTTTGTTCCCGAAATGGCAATGATCCGGGGTGGTCAATGGCTAAGTGGCTTTGCTGGTTCAGGCGCGGATGATGTAGCAAAGCTGCTACGAGCCGACTTTCAAAGCTTAAAAACTACATTTACTAAAGTCTTAGACGACGGGACTGAGTTAGTTCCAAACTTGCAGGCTGGTCTTGGAGGTCTAACTAGCAGAGCCGGAGCTGCTACGGAGCAAGCTGCTAGTGCAATGAGTCCTGCTCTTAGAAAGATATATCAAAACAACCTTGATGAGGTAGATGGTATGATAAACGCCCTTAATGGTGGTTCACCAAAGCCCATACAAGAGGTGGTAGAAGTTGCTAGAGATAGACTAACCCAAATGTTAACAAAGTTGAGTGACGACGTAGCATCATTTGATCCGCAATTGCAGGGTGCAGTGCAGAAAATATTGCAAACTAAGTTAAAGAAAATAGGTGGAACTGAGCGTCTGTATCGTCGCTTACCAGCTGGTAGAAAAATTCAAAATTCAATACAAAAAGAATTTCAAGCTGCTCGAGTAGAAAAAAGAAGACTTTTCGATAAGGTAACTCAAGTAGCAACTGACGAAGGAATATTTTATGACGTAGATTCCGTCTTAAAAGCTATTAGAAAAGCCATATCTGAGGGTGGCAGTGGAATAGACGAAAGCATAGCTGCCAGAGCTTTTGCTACGTCTATGGAAAAATCTGGTTTATCTGACGAAGCTGTATTAAAAGCATTAAGGGAAAAACTACCCCTAGAGTTTAAGGGTGGCATGAAAGACTTTAAAGCAGTCAAAACCCTATCTTACAAGCAGTTAAATACACTTATTAAAAAGTATGCGGAAAGATCAGATTTTGGAGCAATAGCAGCGGTAGGCGAAACCGCTGGATTTTCCAGGCTTATGCTCAGACAACTTTCAAAAGTTCGGGACAAAGGATTAAAAAGCACAAAGACAAAAGAAGCCTTAAAGGAAGCCAATAAATTTTACAGAGGTAAATACGGACAGTTTCTTAGAACAAACGTAAAACCTATAATAAAACCAGACTTTGGTAGTGGAAATGGAAATGTCGTAGCAGAAACATATAAAGTTATGGGGGCAGAAGCTACGCTTAAATATGTGCTTTCTGATCCAAAAACAATCAGAGAAGTTTTAAAGACTTTTCCAGATGCTGCACCCGCTGGAACTCTTACCAAATCGGAAGCTGAAAAGTTACTTAAATCATCTTATATATCTGAACTTGGTCTTAACGGAACAATTAAATTAGGAAAAGGAATGAAGATTAATGTCAATAGAGACGTTATGAGTCAGCTATTTGGTAAAACCTGGGATATTAAAGTAGCAGCAATAGACCGATTGAACGATTTGGCTAAGTCGTCGGGTAAAGTTATTGAGTTAGACGATGCTATTTTTGTAGAAATACTTAAACTGGGTACACCGACGCAAGCAAAGAACGCTTTAAGAATAGCAGAAGAAAGAGTAAAATCTGCTATTAAACTAGCGACGGTAGAACAAAACAAACTGTTTCAAGCTATAATCAAAAAACAAGGAAATCTGTCAGCAGAAGATGCAGTAGAAGCTGTTGGTTCTTTGCTTAACTACAGCTCCGATGAAATATCATCGTTACTAAAGGTAATCCAAGAGTCTTCGCCAGAATATGGTATACTTACATTGCAAAATAAACTATCTACAGAGATCGTAGAATTAGCTAGACCCACTAAAGTTAACTATCCAGTTACTAGCAGAGGAAAACCATTGTTTGACGGTGATATAATGCTAACAAAATTAAAAGATGTTAAGATCAGAAAAGTTGCAATAGAAGTTTTGGGCAAACAATGGGTCGATAACATGGAGGAAATAGCAAGAGTAATAAAATATAGCACTGCTCGGCCCGCAAAAGCACCTGGTGTCAGACCCGTTATCTCACCTGGATCGGGGGGAATGCAGACAACATTCGTAATGGGGGATTTATTGCCAGACATAGGTCGATTCCTGTATGGAAGAATTGCTGCTACACCAGGTCTAAAACAAATTCTAACAAGAAAAACACCTGACGAAGCTGCCATGGTATTTAGACAGTGGCTACCATTTTATATGGCTACGGACGAAGGATTAAAATCTTTAGCTTTATACTCAAGAGACCATCCAGAACTGGCTGTCTACCTGCAAGAAGAATTAGCTAACCTTGGTAATCTAGCTATGGAGCAAGATAAAGCTGCTATTAGTCGCGGGCAGATGAACGAACCGGCTCAATAGCAAGAAAACTAGCTTGTTCTACATTAAGAATCCTGCCGCTTCCTCCTCGCTTAAACACACAATACCCGTTTTTGTCTGGGTTCTTTGCAAGAAGCAACCTAACTGCGGATTTCTCATCGTGAGCCCACTTCGATGCGACAGAGCTCTCACCTTCCTTCATGTCAAAGTTTACGTAGGTGATCTTGTATCTGTTCAAAGGAAAAAGTAGGGAGATCAAAGCGGAGTATAAATAATCTAAAAACTCCGTGGGGGCGTTACCGCTACCCCTCTCCCAATAAAAATTAGTAAATCCTGCCGACTGAATTGTCGAATATAAACTTGTCTACAACGTCTCGTTCACCCTCTCGATTCTTAACGAGACTGTATGATAAATCAATATATGGCTTACCTGCTTTGTCAAGTTTTTTGCTCTTAGCCATGTCGAAACAAGTGGGCCACATCATCAGGATAACATCAGCGTCGTTCTCGATGTCACCTGAGTCTTTCAGGTCGTATATAGATAACTTACCTCTCTTTGCACCCTCTCTATTTACCTGAGCTAGTAGTATCACTGGAAGGTTAAGTTCCATAGCCATCTGCTTTATGCTATGACTGACCTCTGCTATCCCGTCGTGCTTCTGCATCTTGCCGTCCCAAGGTATCAACTGCAAGTAGTCTATGACTATCATAGATATTCCGTGCTTCCTCTTCAGGTTCCTGCACTTGGCTCTAAGGTCGTGCATGTTCCTAATATGATTGTAGATATATATAGGCGACTTCTTAATCTTCTCAGTAGCCTCTACGATGGGCTTAAAAGCCTCTTCCTTGTCGGTGCTATTGTTTGCCTCTTCAATGTTACAGCATGATGATATCTGCACCATACGTTTAAACACTTGCTCTGGAGGCATCTCTAGAGAAAACAACGCTACACCTTTATTGTCACGAATAGCTAGTCGCAATGCTATATTTAAAGCAAGCTGAGATTTACCGCAGGACGTTGGAGCAGAGATAACAAACACTTCACCCTTTCCAATACCACCTTCTGGAAGCTTTGAATCAAGAGACTTTATACCAGTAGGAATCCGCACCGGGGCGTATGTCCCGTCTTGCATTGATTGGATTTGGCTAATGAACTCTGACCCGACATTGCCCAATGACACATCATCATCTTGGAACCCGTCGATCTTAGCCACCTCTGACTCAACATACGCTTTAGCTTCATCAGCATCAGCACCTGCGTCTATCTTCTCTATTGCTAAACGTGAACTACGCACAATTTTTCTGGCGTTACTACGCTCTCTGACGATTTTAGCGGCAGCCTTAGATTGCATGGTGCTCTCACACAAACTAGATATAGCAAAAATAGCAGGCATACCTCCGACCTCATCTATAAGATCCTTCTTACGAAGCATTTCATACAAGCTGATATCATTTACTTCCTCACCCTTGTTGTGAAGCTCTTTTATGCTAGTAAAAAATATCTTGTTCGATCGGTCGTAAAAATCATTATCGTTAACGATTTGTATTATGTTGTCATAAGCATCAACCGACTGCTCTTTGTCGGGGAATAAACAACATCCAATTAAAATTCTTTCTGCTTCAACATTAGCGTGAATTGGTTTCTTTCTTTTTGTTATTTCTTTTACCATTATTTTTTGTTTTTCTTTTGATTTGATTTTCTTTTTCTTTCTTATCTAAAATATGTTCCGCGTATTTCATGGTGTTAGAATTAGAGATGGTATACATGTGACCGCAGTCCTGACACTGCATCCTTTGTCGAACTACGCCAGTCGCACCGATCTTCTTTCCGTATCTAATTACGTTACTAGAACCACAGGAAGGGCAAGTCCATCCGTCGTTACCCTCGAGAACCCCAATGTGAGTTTTCATCTTTGTGTGTTTCGCTATGTATTCATAAATCTCTTGGAGTATGACTACGTCTCTCTTGCAGTATCGAACCATGTGGGACATTGATTTCTCACAGCTATCTAGCACTATTCTTTTCCATAGTCCAAAGCTAGTGTCAATCTTTCCGTATCCAAGCAAAAACTTTGCAATGTAATCTAAGCGATGAGAGTTAAACTCAAAATTGGCTCGTGATAACTTTAGTGTATCTACAGTGGTAACATCCTTTGGAATCCCAAGGTTGTGCTTTAAGCATCTAGCTCGAAACCACTTCATGTCAAACTTATCCCCGTTGTGGGCCACCATCTCGTCAGCATTCTGCATGACATCCATAAACTCCTTGCAGAGCTTTATGTCACATCCTTCATCCCAAGACAACGAATGGACTTTCTTTTCTTTTTCCCACTTATAGCAGATGCAAATAATAGCACGCTCCGTAATGATGTTATCATGGGACAAGTTAACTTTATAACCCGGTCTCCAAAAAAATCCGATGTTCGGACTTGTTTCTATATCCCAAAATAATCTATTCATAATAAGTTTTTGTTAAGATGCCCCTCCCCCAACTCGGCTCGCTCAACTCGGCTCGCTACATCGTTAAGGGAGAGGACTTATACTCGGGGCAAATCAAAAAGGAACCGCAGTAGAATTAATATCAACGCTAGAGGCAGAGTCAGTGCTCGAACCCCAGCCAAATAGTTTCTTGCCGTTGCCAACATATACCTTCTTAGCACCTGACTCACGCTCTTCCTTGGATAGGTTAAGGCTTGCAGAAGCGTCGTTGTCGTAGTTGTCAGGCTCATCGTTAATCCAGACATCTAGGTCAAGATAAGTTCCTTTGGAGCCTTTGTATAGTTTGCTCTTATCGACCTTATCTAGGTTAATTTTTAATGATAGTAGTTTTGACATATTATTTGTTTTCTAGTTTTTGTTTTTGTTTGTCCTTAGCTGCTATAACTTGCGGCATAGCTGCTATTTCTTTTGGAAAAGACTTCCAAGTTTTTGCGAGATCTTCAATGGTTTTTGTATCATTGATAAGATCGACAGCTGAAACCTTTGATGCAGACCCGTGCTTGTTAGTAGCATCAGCATCCTTCTCATTGTCAATGGCAAATAAATTACCCAACGCTCGTTTAAGACTGTATGATGCTGTAGACCCTGATATTTGTGCCGAGTCCATACCCTTCTTGGATTCGCTGTGCATAGCCCAGTTCTCTGTAGCAATTTGCTGATCGGTATCGCAGTCTAACAAGATTGCCGTGGTTACATTAAACATACAGTCACCGCGCATCTCGATCCTGTCGGAGCAAAGCAGGGCAACATTGTTTTCTTCTAGTAGAGGCTTAATCGCTTCTAGTATATCTTCAGCACTACGGTAGTTGTAGTTGCCAAAGTTGTTTTTCTGACCTTTAGGGGCCTTGAGGTTACATTGTATCCTCTGTAGCTTTTTAGTAAGCTTGATTATTTCGTCACTCATTATTTTGATTATTGTATGATTGTATTAATAGTTGCCTATAATACAATTTCCTTGTTTTTTCATTCTTGCAGGCATCAAGATTTTCTTCGTCAGCCCCAAGACCCTTTAACTTGTCCACTTGTTCACTAGCTGTCAAGTCTCTTCCGAATCTTTTTACTAGCTGTGTTAATCCTACGGGGTGCATAACTTTCATAGCAGGAAAGTCTAGGTAATCAGCCATAGCACGTAGCACTATAGGTAGATCTGATTTCTTTCCTCGGCACATATTAAGATAGAAGTTCTCAACTTTACCCAGCAAAGAATTTCCCTCCCTGGATAGCACACCGCGAACCAAGCCAGTCTGGTGATCGTGGTCTAAACACCAATCATTGCTTTCCCTTAATAGCACCGGGCATTCTTCAGGAGTAAAATCCTCACGAAACTGTGCTATTTGGTTATGCTTGAGATACATCATTTAAGTCTCTTTCGCATTGAGCTGACAACCCCGCACAATTCAATGTGAGCTATTTCAATAATAGCAGAAGCACACCAAAAAACAAAACCAAGCGCGGCAATGGGTATCCACAAGATTTGCATTGATGCTACAAGAAAATATAACAAACAATTATTTATTAAGTTTAGTTTTTTCATCTTCAATTTTTTTAATCAGTTTATTTAAAGTATCATTCGCATCAACTTCTGCATGCACTACACTGAGAAGCGTTCCAATATTACAAAGAAGTTCGTTCAAGCTTTTCTCGGCTATTTTAACTTCTGCTATGAGGTCGTATATATCGTCCTCGATCCATTTACGTTGTTGTTGATTCATGTTTAGCTATTTCCTTATCTTCTATAAAAAGTTTCAAGCTTTTTATTTCTTCGTTAATGTTTTTTCTTTTATCAGATAACATCTCAATGCGATGAGATGTGTATAGACTTTCGTCCCGCAAAAGATCAATTCTTACTTTTGCTGTTTCGATTTTATAATCTTCGTAGTTCATATGTTTTTGTATTAATTTAATTATCACAGGTTTCCTCCTCAGGTTGCTCCATGCAAAATATCCCACACTCAAAGTCTAAGTTTTTCATTGGCCTTCCTACTGCATCTTTTGGAAGTTCGTCAAGAAATATTCTTTCGCCTTTATATTTAACTAGCCGGCATCCAATTTCTCGACTTTGAGCATTGCGTTGTTCCCAAATTTCTGGATGAACCCTTCTAACATGGTTCCAATAAGTGACAGATGTTGCTTTTACACAACCAATACAGTTAGCATTGGGATAACCCAAGTGGTAAATCTTTGGAAGCCTCAGTCCGGCCTCTGTGATGATCTGATAACAGTCAGCTTTAGTAATTTTGTTATCTATCAAGATTGGAATAATGTCATCCCGTTCAAACTTCTTGAATCTATCGTATCGGTGTTTTTCTTCTGCGGTAAATCCTAAGACTATATAA